AATGGCTTCCTTCGAGGCAAAGAAAGCGGAGATTTCTCCTCCCATCGCTTGTATATCTTTCTTCCGCTTTATGCCTTTTTGGACAAGCGAAAATGCTGAGTCAAGACCCTTGATTAATAGCGCTATCTCTCCAATCATCGGATTTCACCCCAGCTCCCCAATACTATGCGGCTGCTTTTCTAGGGTCTACCCATCCTGCAACCAACGACCATGTGCCGTCAGCAGCGCAGTCGTACTTGCATCCGTACCAATCATCAGGAGTAGTTACGCCCTCAATTACAGTAGAGTTGCTGGAGTTCAAGTCCCCGATAATAAAATCAAGATTAGACGGATCGCCCATCTCGATGTGTTCTGCTTTAACAACTACTGAGTAGTCATCTGCAACGAGGTACTTAGAGCAATTTTGATCGCATACTATAGTTTTCATAATTATCCTTCCAATAACATTGATGTTGTTGATAATGCCCTGCCAGCAGGGACGCTTGATGATGTGGTGCTTATCGTGCCGTCATTCTGCACGAAGTAGTCTGTGCCTATGGTTAAGTCCGTAGTAACGTTGACAACAATTCCATACCCCGCATATGGGGAAGCTCCATCTTGGAAAAATAGAACAGTCTTTTTTGCGTTGGAATCAAAGATAGGGCTATTCCAAGCTGTCGCAGCTGAGTTAAAAGTAACCGCGTCTGCTACCGTCATACTTGTGCCGCTTACTGTTCCAATAGCCAATCGCCCTAGCTGTGTACCACCAACAGTACCTCTGTAGGCCAACATTATTTTATTTTGGGTGGAATCAAAACATACGCCAGTGAAGTTACTGCTGGTTGAATTACCTACACGAACTTGCGTACCAAGAGTAATACTAGTGCCGCTAACCGTTCCAACAACGGCCTCCGTGCTATTAGCCCCTCCGACAGCAAAGAATATAACAACCTTGTTGTTTGTAGTGTCAAAAGTAGAAGAAATGTAACTAGCTTGGCTCGCCGCATGAAAAGCCAACTCCGTCCCGAACGATATTGCACTTCCAGAAACAGTGCCGACACGAACTCCATTAGCATTAGTGGATGCGGCATAGGATAAAACAACTTTGTTGTTGCTAGAATCAAAAGTAGAGCTAATATATTCCGTGTTTTTGCTGTTAAAAACTACAGGCGTTCCATAGGAAAATCCCGGAGAAGCCCCTCCATCAAGTGTTATTACTTGGCTTTTAGCGTAGCCTGAGTTTCCAGAATCCGCATACGCAACAACTACCTTATTAAGATTGGAATCAAATGTAGGAGCTATGTTAATGCATTGTGAGTTTATATAAGCGTCTTCGGAACCAAAAGAAATGCTAGTGCCGCTAACCGTCCCGACTCTACCTTGAGGGTATGTAGAAGAGTTAGCATAAGATATAAATACTTTATTGTAATTGGTGTCAAATGTCGCGCAGGTATCAATCGTATTATTTGAGTTAAAAATAACAGGAGTGCCGAAGCTCACGGACGATCCCGATACTGTCCCAACAACCGCTGTTCCGTAATTATTATTATCTATGTAAACAGTAACAGTTTTATTGTTTGAAGAATCAAAAGTAGACTTTACATATTGACTCTGAACTGAAGAAAAAGCTGTTTTAGTGCCTAATACTGCACCTAAAGGAACTAACCCCGTATTCGTAATAACCCCGCCCTGCACGACAACTGAGCCTGTGGCCGTGTTGGCAATGGCTTCGTCTGTTATGCCTACGAAGTCTGAAGAACTTATAGCGGTAGCGTCAAACGTCACGGCTGTGCCATAGTTTGAATTACCAGCATCGTTATAAGCAATAATTGTTTTATTTGCGCTTGAGTCAAATGTTATTCCTATTTGAGTAGTTTCCGCAGGTTCAAAAACAAGCTCAGAGTTAAAAGATATTGAAGTTCCAGACACAGTTCCAACAATTGCTGTGCCGTAAAGTGAATTACCACCATCGTTAAAAGCAATAACTACTTTATTGTTGGCTGAGTCAAAAATGGAGTTAGAAACTTCCGTAGTCGCTGCCGCAAAAACAACTGCCGTACCGAAGCTAATTGACGTACCGCTTACCGTCCCAACAATTGCTGTGCCATAGTTTGAATTACCAGCATCGATATAAGAAATAACTATTTTATTGGCGTTTGAATCGTAGACAGGGGAAATAAATGAAGCATCTCCATTGCCCGCAAAAATCACTTCCGTTCCAAAGCTAATGCTAGTTCCGCTGACTGTACCAACTACAGCTCTACCGTAACCGGTGAGTCCGGATATACCTTTGTATCCTATAACTACTTTCTCAGCAGTAGAATCGTAGGCTATTCCTATGAACTCTATGATACCGCTATATAAAGTAGCTTTTGAGCCAAAGGAGATTGAAGTGCCGGACACAGTTCCAACTATTGCATATCCATAATTTGAAACTCCTCTATACGCAATAACTACCTTTTGATCCTTTGCGTCATAAACAGCAGCTATATATTCAGCGTCATCGGAGCCTTCAAAAGTGACCGCAGTACCAAACGATATGCTTGCGCCACTAACCGTTCCTACTAGGGCTTGCCCCTTTGCCGCAGGAGTACTGTAAAGTAAAACTATTTTGTTAGTGCTGGGGTCAAACACTGGAGTTGAAAAGCTGGCGCTGGCAGATACAAAAACTACAGGCGTTGCAAAGCTAATAGTAGAGCCTGAGACTGTTCCAATTACGACTGTACCGTAATTACTATTGCCAGAATCCATATAGGCGACAACCACTTTATTGCTATTTGAGTCAAATGCCGCTTGTGTAAACTGAACATAACCCGTTTCAAATACTACAGGGGAACTTGCAACTATTGATACCGCCCCAACCTGCCCGTTACTCTTCAAACCTACAGTAACGCCACTGGCTAACGTGCCACTAGCTACGAACTTAGCACTCTTGGCTCCTGCTCCGGCAGGTAGTAACTCACTTAAATTGCTCATGTTGTGTAGTCCAAGTTAATGCTGGTCGTTGACAGAGCTTTGCCTGCTAGTACCGTAGAGGTTGTCGTGGACAGTGTGCCGTCTCCCTGCACGTAGTAGTTGGAGTTAGCAACAATCCCCGTTAAGGTATTTGCCGTCCCTCCCATCAAGCTGTGAACAGAGCAGTAGTAGTATAAAGTCGGCGCTCCAGCAGCTACCACTATTTGAGTATAAGCTCCTGCGTTGCCCGGTACTCCGTTAGTTGTTACGCCAGTAGTGTACTCCGAGCCGCCTGCGTGAGTTCCGTTTTCAGTTGTAGAGAATCTTAATGGATGTCCGCTATTGCTCCCTGCTGACTGATCAAATTTATAGGTAAAGCCTTCTCGCAAGTTAAGCTTCTGCTGCAAAATTCCGTCGATGTAGTACCTATTGCCTGCGCCGGGATTAGCTACTGTTACCGCATAGGTTCCGCCCGTGAGAGTGGCAATACCGCCTTTTACCGTGACGCTTCCCGTTGCAGAATTTGCTATAGCTGCGTCTGAGATGCCTATGAAGCCCGTATTACCGAGTAAGGCAGTTGCAGCTATTTGACCTAATCTAAATGTTCCCGGATCATTTGCGGCAGTGTCATCTTGATAGGCCCCAACAAACTGGCCTGCTGAAGATGCAAAAGGATTAAATGCCACAGAATTATAATTAGTGGCGACACCAGATGAAAATGTAATAGGTGTTGCAAAGGTAACAGTTGAAGCAGATGCCGTTCCCTCAACTGCCATAAGATCAGCACCACCGGTATACTTGTAATAGGTAACTATGAATTTATTGTCCGTGTTTGGGTCAAAAGCTATTCTACAGAAGTTAGTATAAGCTGCGTAAAATTTAACGGCTGTAGCGTAGCTTTGCGCTGTGCCAGACGAAACCGTCCCAAGTATGCCATACCCGTGTTGTGAAGTTCCGTAGTAGGCTATTACAAATTTCCCAGCAGCAGCGGGGTTAAAGCTAACGGAGGGATATTGAACAGAGCCATTTTGGAACACAGTAGCGGTTCCAAAAGTAAAGGATGTCCCTGTTCCGGCAGATGATCTCTGAGCTACTATTGCAGTTCCTGAATCCCCATTACCTCCATCTTGATAAGCAAATACAAAATTACCCGGCGTTTTAGAATCAAAAGCGGCAGTCAATTGATTCGGAAAAACTGAATTGCCGCTCTCAAATGATGAAGCGCTGCCAATACTCACACTAGCGCTGTTACCTTCTCCTGTAACTGTGTTCGCGTTACACTGACCACCGTTGCCTGAGTTAAATCTAAACACGGTAACAAACTTTCCTGCAACGCTTGGGTCAAATATAATAACGGGAGGCTCGTAAGTTACGACAGTTCCAATACGGTTGGCGGCTCTAAACGAAATAGTAGTACCCGATACTGTTCCAACCCTTACTTGTCCGTAGTTACTATCGGCACTATCTCTATAGGTAACTATGATTTGGTTAGCTACGCTGGGATTAAAGCTAACATTTTGCTGAGACATGTTTACTGCATTAGAAATAAAAACAATTGGAGTACCGAACGTAAGTGTAGTTCCCGTCACTTTGCAAGCTACAGCCGTACCATAGCTATTTGAGAATTCTTTATAACCCACTACAAAACTGCCAGATGTATTGGGATCAAAAGACACGCAAGGATCGTTAGTTTTATTGGAGTTAAATACTATTGCGGCAGCAGCGGGTATGGCTTGTGAAACAGCCGTACCACTACCTATTGCAGATACAGTCCCATTAGCATTTAGAGCTATGGTCTGACCACTTGGTAGAGTTCCACTGGCTACGAATTTAACTTGCTTGCCACCCGCGCCAGCAGGTAGTAAATCTGAAAGATTACTCATGTCAAATCCTTCATGTTTATAGTGGTGGCCGAAAGGGCTTGTCCTACCTTAATCGCAGGAGATGCGCTGGCTGTACTTAGTGTGCCATCGTTTTGAACGTAGTAGTCAGAGGCTATGGTCAAACCTGTCTGAACGGTGTTAATACCGCCAAAGACGTTTATCGCGCCCGTAGCTCCGTTTGAGATTGCTTCGGATGTTATGCCTATGAAGGAGGAAGAGTTTGTGACAAGAGGCGCATATATAGCCGATGATCCGTTTTCAGCGCCACCCGCATAATTAATATAACCTACAACAGTTTTTGCGCTAGATGCGTCAAACGCTGAGGAAAGATTGTAGATTTCTCCTCCGCTTTGAAAAACTACAGAAGGAGAAGTAAAAGATATACTTGTCCCAGAAACAGTTCCGTCAATAAAGTTGCCACCCGCATAGCCGTAAGGATAAGCAATTGTTATTTTATTTCGGCTTGAGTCAAATGTTGCGCTAATTCCGGTGGAAGCAACCGAATCAAAAACTACTGCTGAACCGAACGAAATACCTGTACCACTAACAGTTCCTACAATCGCTGTGCCATAATTAGAATTTCCAGCGTCTTTATAGGCTAATACAACTTTGTTGGAATTTGAGTCAAAAGTAGCCGAAACAATCGGAACTTCTGCGCTTTCAAAAACCACTGGTGACCCGTAGCTAATAGACGTACCAGAAACAGTTCCTACTCTAGCCGTTCCGTAGTCTGAGTTGCCCCCATTTTTGTAAGCTATGACTACTTTATTGGAATTGGAATCAAAAGTAATTGAATTTGCATTACCAGTAGTTGCAGTATTATATACATAAGTTCCTTGCCAGCTAATACTTGTTCCGCTTACTGTGCCAATTTCAACCGCTCCTCGGTTAGAGTTACCTTGATCGACGTAAGCCATAACTATTTTGTTTTGACTGCTGTCATAAGTAATGGCTAGTCTATTAGCATTGCTCACAGAGATTGTCGCAGAACCCCAGCTAATACTTGTACCGCTCACGGTTCCTACAATTCCGAACCCATTTCCGTTAGCTGCCCTGTAAGCTAGTACTACTTTGTTAGAGGTTGAGTCAAAAGTACCCGCTATAAACAGCACTCCGCCGCTTATAAAAACAACTGCTGTACCAAAGCTAATATTTGTACCGCTGACTGTTCCTACAATAGATGTACCGTAACCGTTACCTCCATCTCGATATGCTATAACTATTTTGTTGTTGCTTGAGTCATAAACCGTTGCCGTATTGGAGCCGCTTATGTTATCTGCGTCAAAAACAACTGGGCTTGCCGCTCCGCCCGTAGCAGAAATAACTTCAACCGTCCCGTCAGTCTTTAGAGCAACAGTCTGCCCGTTGGCAAGATTTCCAGTAGCTACAAAATCTACCGCATTCTGTCCACCGCCTGTCGGCAGCAATTCCGACAAATTTGACATTTATACACTCCAGCCAATTGTGCCATTGATGTAAGTCATTACGATTTCAGCAAAGTTCTTGTCAAAAACCAAGTCTGTGGCTGAACTGGCTATGTTTGAGCCGTTACGCGCTACGGTAAAGTTAGTGGTAGCTGCCGCACCTGTACCATCCTTTACGACAACATAGTCTCCAGCCGAAGGAGAAGACGGCAAAGTAATTGTAATGCCTCCTGCTATGGCTACTTGAAAGGTCGCTGAAGCAACGGTGGCATTTGCTGATATTAAAGAAGGAGCTGGGTATCCTGCGCTCTCTGCTGCTGACTGCCAAGTTGAACCATTACTTTTTAAAACATTACCAGAAGTGCTTGGAGCAACGGCTGAAACCGCGCCTCCACCGCTGCCGACCAATACAGAATTTGCAGGCAATGTGGTTGCACCAGTACCACCGTTAGCGACAGGTAGTGTACCCGCAACATTAGCCGCTAGATTAACGAAAGTAGTTGCTGTTGTGCCTGTACCGCCATTAGCGATAGGCAGAGTGCCTGTAACTTGACTAGCAAGATTAACCCCTGAAAGAGCGCCTCCCAGAGTAAGATTGCCAGAGGTGGTAACTGTGCCTGAAAGACTAATACCGTTTACTGTGCCTGTGCCGCCTACGCTAGTAACCGTACCGTTTGATGAGGATGTCGGATTAGCATTGACAACAGAAGCAGCAGCCCCTCCACCATCAGAGTAAACAATGGCTTTGGCTCCAGTAGCTATGCTCACACTAGCACCCGACCCTTGTCTGATCGTTATTGCTTGACCGCCAGTAGTAGAATTCTCAATGATCCATACTTTAGAAACGGTATTAGGGCCAATAGTAACCGCCCTTGGGGCGGTAAGAGAAACCGCTGAAGTTATTTTTAAATAAAGAGAACGAGTCCCATCAGCCGCTGCGTTCGGCATTGTAAATGTTATGTCGGCATTCGCAGTCATCTGCTTTGTGCCGAAGCTAAGGGCATCCGCTACTAGACCAAGATTAGCATTGGTGGAAGTACCCCACGTTCCGCTTTCATCGCCTGTCGCAATTTCTTTTAGCCTTAAATCATTATTGTAGGTTGCCATGTTCGTGCCTCAATTAAGTTATTACATCTATCCAATTTGGAAATTGGTTGGGATAAATATTTTCCCATATTAAAATTCTACCAACTTCACCTATGCCCGACACCCCTCCAACACTTACTACTGTAAAAGTGTTAACAGTTACAGGGCCGACCGAAGCTGTTGCTGATAAGCCAGTAACAGGAACTAACTGTAGCAACTCAACAGTAACGCCGTTTACCCGTCCCGTAGCTGGTAATCCGGTGACTGAGATATTTGCCTTGCCAGTTACTGTTACTCCTGACATGCCACCAGTAGCAGCAAGCCCAGTCAAATTAACTACTGTTTCGCCCTGCGGAAGAGCAGAACCAACATTACCTGTTGCGGCAACGCCCGTAGCCGAAATAACAGCATTGTGGTAAACGGTAACACTTCCTACCGAACCAACCCCCACTAAGCTATTAAGGACAACAATTCCTTTCGCGTCAACGCTGGCAGAGCCTACTACTCCTGTGGCAGCAAGTCCGTTTAGACTAACGGTTGCCCCACCAAGAACGCCTGCTACCCCTACCTCACCTGTGGCAGATAAGCCAAGAGATGAACCCCACGAGTTTTCTCCCCACGAGCCTCTACCCCAACCGCCAAGATAGATAATAGCATCTGGGTTTTCGCCCCACTCTCCTGAACCCCATGAGGAGCGACCCCAACCGGACATTAGGCTATCCTGATAATCGCATTATTTGCATCATCTGTAGGGAAGATTATCTTAAAGTCACCAGCGGTAGATGTCTGATCACTTCCAAAATCTAAAACCACACAGGTGGGATCGCCAGTTGCCGTATCATTAAAAAGCAACGCACCTCTAGCTGTAAAGGTTGCCGTACCCCATGTTAGGTCTGCAAAATCAGTAAAGCCCGTTGTTCCTCCAGTTGTAGGAGTCACATTTGTTAAAGACTTTCCTTTTGGAGCATACCCCGTACCTGAGATTTCATTCGCGGTAGTATAGGCTGTAGTTGAGGCGTTAAATGTAGCGCTATTCGTGTACAAGGCAACATTAAAAGTATTTCCTGTACCATTCGTAAAGTTGTGAGTCGCCCTTAGGACTTCAGCCTTAAAGCTAGTACACATGTAATTTCCTGAAAATGCCATCAGAGTCTCCTTATTTGCTCGGCTAGGGATTCTTCCCCAGCATCTAACAAAATATTATAAATGGTTGTTCTTTCGCTTCTTGCCGCCTGCTTCATGCTGTCTAATACCACGCTCTGCACTCTGCCTTTAAATGCTTCTGCCTGCTGACGTATTACTGGGTCAGCCGTTGCCGCAACAGAAATAATTTTATTGGCACAATCAACAGCAATCTCTTCAGGTGTAAAACCCCTATTGTTAGTAGTTTGCACCATTACAGAGCCAACACTACCCGCCAAATCAACAGTTAACATTAGATTCTTGCGCTCCTAACCATTCCTGATCGATAATTATCGGTAGTATCGTAGCCTTCACCCAAGGACTTCAGCCTAGATACCGCATCTTGAAACCTAGCATTATACCATTCCATCTGTTGAGCATCTCCTTTAAGAAAGGTATATCCCTCAACAAGACACGCATATAGCAAAGTCATTTCTGCATTGGTTCCAAGCCAACTTGTCCCTGAAGCTGAGAGCGATATAGACTGAGGCTCAAACATAAAGTGCAGCTCAGCGGCATAATTAGCCGAAGGAGTCGGAGCAACTATAAAGTTATACGCATCAAAAATGCTGTAATACTTAGGCACACCCTCAGTCGTAGATACAGGGTAAGCCTCTCTCATAAAATTCACATCTTTAAAAAGAAGAAACTCAGAACCGCTGTTCTCAATAGCGAGAGAATACGGAGCAAGAAAATCTGTTGGCATAGCCAAGTAAGGGTTTCCCTTTGAAAGGGTTCCTGTGACGTTCTTCCGTAAGTCAGGAATCTGAGCAGTTCTTAGTATTCTTTGCTCAGCCTGCTGAATAATCAAAGGAAGATTATTGACAAAAGTAGTCTCCGAAGACTCCAAATAGTCTTGGATAGCTGTTTTT